ACACGGGTTTCTATCATATCAAGATCCTAGAGGAGAGGTAGATTATCTCGACAAAATTTATAAAGCCATTAAGGGATATCTAGATAAAAGAGAAAAAAGAGAAGAAAAAGCAGAAAGGAAAGGAGGTCTAGTAAAGAGTCCTGACCCTTTTGATGATGGTGGACCTGTTGAACCAGCTGAAATATCAGTAGATTCACCAAAAACACCCCCTGCTAACCCTTTAAAGAGAGCATTAGCAGGATCTGCTCTGAGAAGAGCATTACCTTCTGCTGCAGCAACACCCACTGAAGTACGTGGTGGTGCTCTTGCTAGAAGCATGGGATTTGCTGGTAATAGAGTAAAACCAGAAGGATTCGTTGCTGATCAAATTATTGATGTTACAGCAGTTCCTGTAAATGATAATGCTGAAATTGTACAAGCAATTGATAGACTTACTTTCGTAACTATGAATTTGCTTTCTGCTCAGAAAGAGCAGAATGCTATTGCTGGGAGACAGCAATTATTTTTTGAGAAATTAGCAAGAAAAGATAAAGCAAGACTAGAAGAGTCACAATTAGAAAGAGCAAAAGATCTTTCTAGCAATATTGCGTATAAAAAAAGTGCTCTACAAAGTGGTAGAGGTCCAGCAGGATTATTGCCAGGGGCTGGTGGAACTAGTGGTAGTCCATTAAAAACTCTAGACACTCTACAAACTGTTGCTAAACTTGGATCTAATGCAAAGGGTGCTGCTGGTGCTATTAAAGGTGGTCAAACAGCAATTAAGGGTGTAGGTTCAGCACTTGCTAGACAAGGAGTTGAAACTGGTTTAACAGGTGGAATTAAAGGAGTTCAAATTGGTGCTAATGTATTAGGAAAAGAACTATCTAAACCAGCAGTAGAGGTTTTAGATGATATAATTCCAGCTGGTACTAGAGGTGTAGAACAATTGATGAATCCTAGTGCTTCTAGGGCTATGTTATCAAGTGGATTTGGACTTGTGGATGAAGTTGCAGAAGCAGATAAATTTGCTAAATTAGCTTCAGAATTTCAATTAGATGATGTTCTCTATGGTAGTGGTGGTAAAACCATAAAACCAAAAGATGCAGCAGAATTGTTTGTATTCCTCAAAGAGGGTGGGTACGATGGCATACAAAGAAATACTGCAGGTACTCTAGATGTCATGGAGACATTGATGGAGCCTGATGATTATGCTAGATTGATGAATGGGGCGTTAGAAGGAGCAGATAAACCACTTGCTACTATGTTGAGTGGTACTGCTGCACAATCTGCTGCCAAAACCATGTCTAAAACAGCAGGAAAAGGACTTGGTAAATCATTACTCAAGAAAATCCCTGTAATTGCTGGTTTAGTTGGTATTGGTTTTGGTATTCAACGTGCATTAGAAGGTGACTTCTTGGGTGCTGGTCTTGAAATCACCTCTGGTTTACTTGGTGCTACTGGTGTTGGCGCTGGATTGAGTTTTGGTATTGATGGATTCTTGCTTGCTAGAGATTTGGGTATGATGCCCATGGCAAAAGGTGGTATTTTGACTTCGGCAACTCCTGTTGTTGCTGGTGAAGCAGGTGCTGAGGGTTTCTTCCCATTAGAAGGAACTAGAGGCAAGAAAACATTTGCTATGTTTGGTGATGGTATTATCGATGCACAGAAGAGACGAAAGAAAGAAGTTGCACAAATTCAGGCAGAAGGATTTAAGTTATTCTCAGAAGATGCACAATACATGAAAGTCTTTGATTTATTCAATCCTTTCAAGTGGGGGCGAGATCCCGAGAATCCAGAACAACCAAACACTGGTAATGGTAGACCATGGTGGGATCCCTTAGGAATCATTACTGGTAATGGTGAATCAGATTCAAGAACACCAATGGTAGGACCACCACCACCAATTGAGGGAACTGATGGTGTCTCTATGGCAAGATCTTTGATTGTTAATAAAGAAGGATTTGAAGAGATGCCTTATTGGGATGTAAATGCCTATCGTGCTGGATATGGCAGTGATACTTATACGACTGCTGATGGTACAGTAAAGAGAGTTCAGCAGGGTGTTCCTATTACTAGAGCAGATGCTGATCGGGATATTGATAGAAGGATTAGCACAGAATTTATGCCAGAGGCAAGACAAGCGATTGGTCCTGATATTTGGGATAAGTTGCCAGCAGCAGCACAAGCAGCACTAACATCAATTGCATATAATTATGGTAGTGTTCCTTCTAGGGTTACTAGAGTTGCTAAATCATCAAATGGAAATATAGAAGCAATTGCTTCGGCAGTTGAAGGACTAAAAAATGACGATGGTGGAATTAATGCTGGTCGTCGTCAGCATGAAGCAGACATGATTAGAAGTTCTGCAGGACAAGCAGCTTCTTCTATTACTCCTCCTGCAATTGGAGATCAGAGTAGTGTATCACCTGCCGCTGCTGAAACTGGAAATCCACTATCAATCGCTTCTCAGCAAGTATCAAACGCTGGAGTTGCGACACAAACACCAACAATTATTAACAACTACTATGGTGGTGGTTCGCAAACTGGTGGAAATATGCCTGCTGATATTGCATTTGGAGTCAGTAGTGGTGATATGGGCAACTCATGGGCAAGTGAACTTAGACTGAGGACAGTTTGATGGATTTTAAGGGATTTACTGAGTTTGGGTTTAAGACTGCAAAGATTGCTCCTCAGGGAAAAAGCGAGGCAAAGGATTTTGTCCCAATTACAACTCTTATTAACAGTTTTAACTATGTTGAGAATGTTACCACTCCATTTCTCTCTGCTAGTTTAGAAGTAGTTGATAGTGGTGGTCTTTTACAAGGACTACCAATCAAAGGTGCCGAAACAGTGCAAATTGAGGTTACTACTAATCTAGGTGACTTTACATATGAATTTGTTGTGTGGAAAGTTGCAAACAGATTCATTCAGAACAAGAAACAAGTATATACTCTTGGTCTCATTTCTCCAGAAGCACTGAATAATGAAATTCTGCGTATGGAGCAAGCATTGTCTGGCAATCCATCTAATATTATTGCAAACATACTTGAAGATACGCTAAAGACTAAAAAAGATTTTAACCGTGAGTTAGCAAAGTTTGATGTTAAGATGATTCCTAACTCAAAGAGACCTTTTGATGTTGCTGCGTCACTAGCAGTCAGGAGCGTATCTCCACAAGGAAAATATGAAGAAGATACTTCATCTGCTGGTGATACCCAAAGCACAACTGGTAGAGAATCTAAAAAAGCTAAGGGAAGTGGTGGATTTTTCTTCTGGGAGTCCAAAAGAGGGTATAATTTCTATGCAGTCGATACTCTCTGTGCAGATGAAAACAGCGAACTAAAATCAAAAGAGTGGAAAGTAGAACCACACGGTCCCTACATTGAAAGGATGGCAAATCAAGATGATGCAGATGAAAGATTCTTAATTTATAAGTCTGTTTTCTCTGGTGAGTTGGATTTGCTCGCTTCTCTCAGAAAAGGTAAGTATTCTTCTTTCCTTGCATTCTTTAATCATTCCACAGGACAATATGAAGAATATGTCTATAGGATTAAAGACAGTTATGACAACATGGCACATCTGGGTGGTCAAGAGGGTATCAATTTAATTCCTACTTCTAAAGCATTCTTTGATCAAGAAGTAAAACTATCCGATTATCCTACAAGGAGAATGTCTATTCTCTTAGACCATGAGACATGGTACAATGATGCAGAGATTGCATCTCCTGATGAAGGTGATGGTTCAGAATCTCCTACTCAGTTTGCCGATTGGCAAAAATATTACTCTGCACAAGCACTTGCACGATATGAGTTGCTAAAGAACCAAAAGTGTTCTATTGTAATTCCTGGTAATGCAAATATTTGTGCAGGTGATACAGTTGACATTAGACTCCAAAGTAAATTACCAGATGCTCAAGCTAAAGAAAACCCATACGATCAAGAAAGCAGTGGAATTTACTTGATTGAAGAAGTAACACACGAGTATGACAGAACAGTCGGGTCAAACGGAAGATTTTTAACAACGTTACGTCTTATGAGAGACTCGTATGGTATGAAGGACAAACAGTCTAAACACGGATCTAAATAAACCAGGAGGTACTACACATGGAAAACATCGAAGCGCATATCGCTAAGGACAAGGAGATTTTGGACAATCCAAATACATCTCCACAGGCACGTCGTCATATTGAGGGCGAACTGCATGACCTAGAAGAATGGGTAGAACATCATAAAGAAGAGATTGAGGCAGGAGATCATCACGATCCTACACCACTAGAACTCTACTGTGATCAAGAACCAGGCGCACCCGAGTGTAAAATTCATGACAATTAACTAGAATATGGATCAGTTCTTATCTCAACTAATTCCTACCCAACGTATTGGTAACGATGGTTTCAATTGGTGGGTAGGACAGGTAGAAGGTACTGCCTCTGATGAAGAAAACAACAAAGGCGGATATCGTTATAAGGTTCGTGTTGTAGGTGATCACCCTGGAAGCAGGGAGATTCTCGATACGAAAGAATTGCCATGGGCATCAGTAATGATGCCTGTGAACGTACCTTTTATGCCTGGTAATGTTGGGGGAGGAAGACCACAACTACAGGTTGGTTGTTGGGTTATCGGTTTCTATATGGATTCCGATAGACAAAAACCAATTATCATGGGATCTATCGGTCAGGTCCCTGGTGCTACAAAAGTAGTAATTGACGAGAGACCTGACCTACCACCTTTTACAACATTTATCCCCAATACTGTCAACCCAGCAGTTGATGGTGAACCAGTTGGTGCAGATGGTGAAAATACCGCAACTGGTGGTATGGATGATGGAACAACCAAAAAAGATAAAGACGGCAACGAAAAACCTAGAGTTCAGGCACCAACAAAGAAAACAGCGCCATTAAAGAAAGGAAATCCACAGTCTGAAGAGTGGTGCCAAGAAAGAGCAGAGAAGTGCAGTAAGTCAGATTTGACAGAATCAATGACTGTCATTATGGGTGAGTTTCTTGAGGCTGTACAATCTTCTAATGGAAACATCGGAACATATCTTGTCAATGAAGCAACTGGCGGATTGATGGATGGTGTTGGCATTGCGAGAAAGTATGTCAACAAATCCATGCGAGTTGTTAGTGAATTTGTTGCTGGAGTCAAGGGATTCATCATTGAAAAAATGACCGCTGGTGTCAAAGATTTGATCAATGCTTTGATATATCCATCTGAAGAGGGAAATTCACTAACACCAGTTACAGAATGGTTTAATAACCTATTGAAAGACCTAGGTTGCTCGATGGCGGATCTTGGAGATCGCCTCGCAAAATGGTTGACTAATCTTTTGATGAGTTATGTAGAACAAATTTATAGATCAGTTGCTTGTCAAATTGACGAACTTGTTAATGGTATCATTTCTAAAATTAACGAGTTGATGGAGGAACTGTTTGATTCAATCCTCGGACCACTAGAAGCAATCCTTGGTGCCATTGCAGCACCTTTAGACCTCATTGGCGGTGCAGTAGATCAAGTCTTAACTCTCCTTGGCATTTCTTGCTCTGGTCCTAATACAGAATGCTCTAAGTATAATCAAATCTGTACGGAGGGTGACCAGAAAGAACCAGAAGGTGAAGACTTCTTGGATGGATTGCTTGATAGCATTGATAACCTGTTCCCAGCAACTGGTCCTGACTATACAAATTATGTTTGTGAAGAGGCATATACAGGTAAACCATTAGAACTCACAACTGTTGGATTTACTGGTGGTGTTCTCTCTAGTGTAAGTGATGGATCTGGTGGTGGTGGATCGACAATCGGAAAATCTAAGATTGTTTACAGCATCGGTGATGTTATTGTCACAGAAGGTCAAGATGCAGTCATTCCTGTAACAAGGACTGGTTCCACAGAATTTGCATCATCTGTTAAATTTAAAACAATTAAGCAACTAGGAACAGCAACTCCTGGCGAAGACTACCTAGAAGTGAGCGACATTCTTGGTTTTGCTCCTACAGAGACAACCAAATATATTACAGTCAAAACATTATATTCCGAAACTTCGGAACCTCAGGAGACTTTCTTTGTTCAAATTACAAAGAATACTCCTAAAGCAGGCAGTGACCTAACAACTACTTTCGAGAAGAACCTTAGCACTGTTACTATTGTTGAGTACAACCCACAAGATCCTGGAACAACCTATCCAGTAAAACCAACAGATCCAATTACTGGTATCAATAAGACATTCCCACCAGATACAACTGATGTTCCTACACCAGCACCAGACACTGGTGTGGGGGATCCTTTCATTGTAATTCCAACTTACTCAGTTACTGCAAATAGAACTTCTTGTCCAGAGGGAGACTTTATTGTTTACACAATCAATACCACTGATGTAGTAAATGATACCAAGTTGTACTATACACTAATTGGAACGGATATTACTGAAAGTGATATTGTTGGTGGTGCATTGACAGGAGAAATTATCATCTTCAATAATACAGCGACAGTAACTATTGGTATTGAAGAAGATAACGTTGTTGAAGACGATGAGATCTTAACTTTCTCTGTCAATGGTACAGGTGCGTTTGTGAATGTAACTATTACGCCAAAGAATGTGTCTACCTCAGAAAAAGATTATGATGAATCTGAAGAGGGAGATGCAGTTATCACGAGACCAATTACTCTGCCTGAAGTAGACCCAGGAAAAATCATTACTGACCCAGGTGGTGGTATCATTGAGATCCCTGTTAAAAACCCAGGAGATCCATGGGCAGAACCACCATATGTCTTCATTGGTGGCGAAGGAGTTGGTGCTACTGCCACTGCTCTATTAGATCAAGATGGATTCTTGACAGAAATTCGTGTTAAGACACCTGGATTTGGATATAAGAAGAATATAGCACAAGATAATGGATTACGTTGCATTATTGATGACTTTACATTGATTCGTCCTGGCACTGGTTACGAAGAAGTACCTGATGTATATGTTGATGGTGAGTTAGGTATTGCTGAAGCAGTCATTAACTCAGATGGTTTTGTACTTGGTGCCAGAATTCTAGACAGAACAAGAACATTTGACAAATTCCCCAAGATTGACATTGTTGGTGGAGGTGGTTATGGTGCAAAGATATTACCATCACTCGCTTGCCTAGATACTACAGATCTAACTACTCGTGGTGCTACGAAGATTGGCACTGGTAAATACATTGATTGCCCATAATGAAACAACAATCTGCTTACTCTTATCCAACTGACATCTTCAAGCAGACAACACCTGATGAATCTCAGGATGTACCTGCTCCTATTTGGCAACCATGGTATAAAGGATATCTTACTGGATCTGAGATCTATGAGAGAATGCTTCCTGACGGTGAAGGAAAGTGTTTACGTATCGATGGTCCTGGAGAAAGTGCTTTCTACTTAGATCAAAAAGGACGCATTAAATTACTAGGTGGTCAGAGAAATAAAGAACTGGGACCAGATAGTGGAAAGTTAGATGTTAAATGTGCTGGTTCACAGGTAAAATTTACAGAACCATCTAACTTTGTATTTGAAGAGGGTGAGTCTGAAGATGGACAGGCGTTAAATGTTCTCTGTTACGGTGACTATGTTGAAGAGAGCAAAGGTTCTGAAAGACATATCAAAGCACAAAAAATTATCATCACAGCAACTGAAGAGTTGATGTTGATTGGTGGAACACAGGTCAATATTCAAGCAGGAAATACTGGTGGTGGTACAATCAGTATGAGTGCTGGAACCATTGAACAAGTTGCAGACAACTCAAAAGAGACTATCATAGGACAGAAGATGACCTATGGAGTTGCAGAAGACACTAAGGTATCTTTTGACCCAAGAGCATCTGTCAACGTCGTCTCTCCTGGTCATATTAACCATAAGATCCTAGGAGACCTTAAGACGTGGGTAGGAGGCATTGAGCAGCGTATTATTGCTGGTGGTCCTGCTGCTCCTCCACTCATCCAAGACCGCGCTACTACGTACTCTATGGAAGCAACGCTTGGCAATGTTGACTTTACTAGTGTTGCTGGTCTCATGAACCTAACATCAGGCACAATCACAAACATTACTGCTGGTGGGGCAATGAACATCACTGCCACAGGCAATGTCAACGTTAAAGGTGCAACGATCTTCTTAAACTGATAATCTGACCTTATCAGACCTATCGGTTATCCGTATCGAAAACTGGCACAATGGGGGTTGCTTTTTCCTTGCAACCCTGATAAATTGTATTCATGCGATGGGGAAAACCTCATCCACCATCTGCGGGTAACCATTCCGCAAGTAAACTAACAAAGGAAAAACAACAATGATCAAAACTGCTTTCGCCGCTGCCGCTGCAGCTGTCGCTTTCGCTGCCCCTGGTGCTGCCCTGGCAGGTCCCTACGTTAATGTAGAGGCAAACTCAGGATTCACGGGATCGGACTACACTGGAACGACGACCGACGCTCACGTAGGCTACGCTGGATCCGCTGGTGCTGTCTCCTACGGCGCTCAAATCGGTCCCTCCTTCGTCGTCACTGACGGTGGTGAGTCTGACACTGTGCTGTCTGGTAAGGTCTATGGCAGCGTTGCTGCTACCGAGGCACTTGACATCTATG